CCAACAGTGATATTGTTTTTGAATAATTCTCTTAATATATTTCCAGAAGGAGTAGGAAGTATTTCAACATCGCCATATAAATCTTTACCTTCCCAGAAAAGTCTTATTATATTATGACTAACATTCTTAAGGTTAATAATAGAAGATTCTGGGTGATCTAGTTCACCTAAAGCTCTATTCTCTGAAATTGGTCCAGCAATGTACTTCTGTACTTGCACAAATAAAGTTTGATAAGGATATATTCTTTTATTTGCATTAGGTTTATCAGTAGCCTGAACAAGTCCAGACACTACCATATTACCATTAGCTAAACGACGAACTTCAGTCAAAGACTGCTGGATTGGTTGAAAAGCACTATATTCTATTAAGAGTTGTTTGTTCATATTATTCTGGATATGTAGAATATACTACTTTATTTTTTTCTAATGTTTGTATATCTTGTTTATTGTTAGAAGGCACATTAACAACTTGTCCTGTTGATCTAGCGGTTGTCATTTCTTTGTCAGAAATTTTTTCTTTCAACTTCTTTACAGCCTCTTTAAGCTTACCCATCTTCTCTTTGTCATCTTTATTCTTATCTATATATTTTCTTAAAAGAGTCTGAATATCTTCTGGTTTATAATTTAGTTCTTGCCCAATAGAAGGTCCCATTTGATCTCCTGTTTCTGGTGCGGCTCCTTTAAGGGAATCAAATTTTTTCCAAGCTGCATCTCTTTCTATTTTTTCTGTATCAGCTTGATTTTCTTGGGCTTTTTGAGTATGGTGATCTATAGTATTGATCTGATAGTCTTTCTGTGACCCATCTTCCATTTCAACGGTAAGAGTACCTCCAACTATTTCAATTACTTTACCTTTGCCATCAGCGGTGTGAACTTCTGAACCTACGTGATGTTTCCAGTGGCTATCTTCGTTAATTAAATCTTTTTTTTTAAGAGAATTGTAAAGATCTTTAAGTGCATCTTCTTTCATCATTTGAACTCCCTTAGGCTTTCCTTTTTTATTCTCTTTTGTAGATACTTTAGTATTTGCTTTATCAATATTTTGACCTTTCATCTTTTTCATTTGACGGTCCTTATTGACAAGATTATTCTTTTTAACTTCTTCAGTTCCAAGCTTAGCATCTGCTTTTGCTACATCTTTTGCATTAGCAAACATCTCTTCATCAAATACATGAGGATTCTTTTGAAGCATTAATGCAGCTTTGTTTAGAGCTTTAATATATGAATCGTTAGTAAGTTCTTTTTCTTTATCTAGTAACATTTGTACTCCTTTTTTCAAGAAGTAAGGATTTACCCTATCAACTGCTGGGTCTGTAGGAACATTATTATCAACTTCGTTTAAGGCTTCTTCTTCTTTAGAAAAAACATTTGGTCCGAAATTCTTTATCATATCAGCCTTTTGTTTTTCTATCATTTTTTCAATATAATCTGTAGGGGATGCATTATACATACCTTCTAAACTAGCTAAATAGTCTTTAGCAGCTTTTTTATCATAATCTTTACGATGAGTATCTAATTTCTGATCTAATTTAGAATTATCTTGTAATTCACTAATAATACCCTTATTCTTAAGGATCTTTACAGCATCATCAAAAGATGTAAGGTTGGTTACCCAAGGAAGGTTTTTATCACGACGTACTTCGTAAATAAACTTATCACGACTTACTTCACCGGCTTTATGCTTACGATATAATTCAATTGTTCTCATGCTAATAAATATTAGTGTCTTCCTTGTCCACGATAATTCTTTTCTGAACGGTCGTGTTTGTTAAATGATTTTTTTGCAACTCCTTTTTTTTTCTTACCAAATGTAACTTTAGCTGCGGTACCTGAACCTTTTGCTTTTGCCATTACTTAAACTTTTTTATGTTTTGATTAAGTTCTGAAACCATTTCCTTGATTTTTGCAAGGGCTTTTTCTGTGTGTACTTTATATTTAAGACCACCTTCACCTTCAGATAATTCTGTTTTTAGGCGGTTTACATATTCAAATAATCTATTGATCTCTTGTACTTTCCTTCTTACTTCACGAACTGCTTGGTGGAATTGATCTGATTTGCCTCTAGTCTTAGTTTCAGTTTTAAACTTTGAATAGCTTTCATCTAAACTACGCCTTTGAAAATAATCGCTAGTACCTTTGTCGCTATAATCTTTTTCATAATAGTTAGGATCTTTACGATACTCACCATAATCACTTACAGGTTTATATTTGTCAGTAAACCAATCATAGCTGTCTTCATTATCATCTTGCTCCTCGGGTTCATAATCTGGATTTACATCTTCACTTACAGTTTTATTTAAATTTGATTTAATATACTCACTAAAATCTTGACCATAAGTTAAAACTGGCAGTTGTTTTCCTAATTTTTTTTCTAGATCTTGTATTAATTTTAATTGCTTAATACGATTTTCATATGCTGAAATTACAGAATAGTTTTTAGTTTCACGAGCTTTTGCTAATAATCCTTCTACTCTAGCTAATTCTTGAGAATTTGTTTTAATAGAATCACTTAACTCTTCAAATAGTTTTTTATATATAAAACCGCCTTTTGATGGACGATTAGGTATAGATGGAGCATCTTCCCAATCCCACTTATTTTTCATGTATACTTTAGCTTTACCGGCTGCTAATTTAGGTTCAACATCTTTCTGCTCTTCTTCTTTTTTTACTTTCTTTTTATTTTTTGTTGTATACCAGTCTTGAGTAACAGGATTATTGACTGTTGATGGAGTCATTCCTGCACCAGTACTAGTCACAGACATTTCTTGACGTAGTTTTTGAGTAGCAAATTGATTGTTGAAATTAGCCATTATTGATTGTTTTTAACTCATCAATCAAATCAAAATATTGTAAAATTCCTGTTATAGTATCGTCTTTAATAGACTGATTATCTTTAATAGGAGTTACAAATTTTAATACCTCTTCTAATTTGATTTTAACAACCTGGTCTTTTGAAGACTTTTTTAATTCAGTTAGTTCTTTTTGAATTTGATCTAACTGAGCATTTAAATATATTTTAAGATTCTTTGTGTCAGAAATATTTGTGATGTATTCTTTTAACACCTCTTTCTGTTTTTCAGACATGTCTTGATACTTGTTATTGAACTTCTCAACCATTAACTTGTATGCCAGAAGCCTGATCTCTTTATCCTCTTTCATAAGATCGTCTACTATAGACTTTGGTACTTTTGAATCAGAAAGATCTTGCTTTGTTAAGTGCTCAAGAAGATTAATCTTATTTACAATAAGCTGTTTAGTGTCTGATAACTTTGAGTTTTGAGACTCAAGAATAGTATAAATTGAAGCATAAGATTTATAATGATCTATCTTAGCCTTAAAGAAATTATCTATGTCGTAGTTATTCTTAATCTCTTTTATTAAGTTATATTTCAACTTGTTTATCTTCTCATAATCAAGCTTCTTGTATTGCTCAATAAGAGTAGAGACTAAGATTTCAGCTTTAGCTTCTGATAGTTTAGGGCTAGTTGAAAAGGCACTATAAAGGCCATATTCTTTACCTAATTCTGTATTTGTAAAATACTTTTTAAGTATCTTAACAGACTTTGAATCTTGATTATTCAAGAGATCGGAAGTGGTCTGTCTAACTAGTAGTTCAAATAAAATACCAGTATTGCGATATTTGGAATGTTTTATTGCCATAGTTTTTTTACGAGTCCGCTAGTAATAAATATCTAAATATTTAATCTAAACCATTAATTATATTGTCTTCACTTAAAAGATCTGGTTGCTCAAACAAATTAACTTTTCTTTGGTGTTTCTTTGTCATTGCATTCAAAGTACTTTTATTCTTTAAATATTCGGCCATTGTTCCTTCCAATGCTAATGGGCTTCCTCCTTTATAGTTTGGCTTCATATCATCCTCTCCTCTTTCTGCATTTTTACTATAAGCAGCTTGACCAATTGGATCACGACCAAATCTAGAATTATCAGTACCAATGATAGAAGTTACAGCTTTTGGACGACCAGGCTTTTTCTCATCATAACCATAAGGTACATTCAACATAGAATCTTCTTTGCCTCCATATAGACTAGCTATCTGGTGAGGCGTTCCGTATGCCTGTCCTGATTCTGCAGGATCATTGCCTTCTTCTTGGATCTGTGCGTATCTAAACTCTCTTTTCTTATCTTCAATAATCATATCTTCAAGTTCAGCATATTGATCTTCAGAGAAGTGGAATATCTTATCGTAAATAAAATCTCTAGGTAATAATGATCCTTCCATTGCTTGTTTAGCCAAATCAATCTTCTCTTTAAAGAGTGCTATCCTTTCTTGATCGTAAATAATAGATGGGTTAGTTAATGAAAGGCTAAAGTTAGCGGCAGACTCATTAGTATATCCATGTGCGTATAAGTGAACTAATGCAATCTTAGTTAATTCACTAATGATAATTCTTTGTAGTCTTTCAATAGTTCTAGCAAAACGAATATCTTCTGCAGCAAGTGTAGCTTTACCAGTTAAGTCTTTTTCATAACCCATGAAAGCTTTAGGTATTTTAAGGGCTGCAAATAACTTTTCACGGAAATAAGCTACGTCTTCAATACCATTATAATCAAGACCTTTTGCAGTATCTATTTTAGTAGATGTATCATTACCTCTTACAGGGATAAAGAAGTCTTCTAATAGGTTTTGCTGATTATATTTAAGATTATAATTACCTGTATTTGGATCAATCAAAGGAGTTTTCTTCATCTTTTGAATCATCTTCTGCATGTAATTATCTACTTCACCTGGAGGTATAGCTCCTACATTTACATAGAAAATACGTCTTTCAGGTGCTCTTACAATACGATGAATCAACATCGCATCTTCAATCAACACATACTGTTTAAACAACTTACGACCTGGTTCTAAATAAGATCTACCATAAGGAAGATAGTTAACATCTCCAGTTAATCTGAAGTGTGCCATTTCAAAGTTATCAAACCAAATACCTGTATCATTGTTTTTTTGTGAACTATATCCTGTAGATGAAGCCAAAGTTGCATTTGGATCATACTTAAATCTTACTTCTTGTGGGTTTTCTGGATTATATCCTTCTTCACGGATAATATTATACGCTGAAAAAGGAATTACATTATAAACACCATAATTTTCTGCAATTTCTAATTTGAGGTAGAAGTCACCGTATTTAGCCATGTTGCGAACCCAAGACCAAAGATTAAATTCAATATTAAGTACAGAATAAAATAAATTGTAGAGGAGTTTCTGAATGTTTTCATCAGAAGATCTAATTTGTAATACTTCACCTTGTTCATTTTTAAGTGTACATTCGTCTGCTACGATATCTAATGCTGAACAACAAATAGCATCTGTATCCATCGCGTCATAGT